TCTACTAATATTTTTAATTTACCACCATCTCCTGTTGAACCAGTAAACCTAACATTTGTTTTACCTTGTATTAACCATGTTCTAGTCTTACCATCATTAGGAGTTGTGTATGTAGAACCTGTTAAATCAATAAACGATGTACTAGTCGTATTTTGGTCTGGGGATTGATAAGTGAATGATAATTTACCAGCACCATAAGCGCTAACTAAATCGGTACTCGCAAACGTCCCTGCCGTTGGTGTATCAGTACCAACAAATGTAAAAATATCGTGTACGTTTTTATTAACGCCATCAGTGAACTTTAACGGATCGGCAGAAGGGTCTTGAGTTTTAACCGCGCTGAATTGAGCTACATTTGTAGTTCCATTAACTCCAGTTAGATTGTAGAATTTACCTCCGTAAAATATTTCACCATCAGTAACATCTTTATTACTATCAGAAACAACGCATCCGCTAATGACATAAGGTACAGTTAATGAATAACTACCTACAGAATTAAGAATAAATGCTTTTACCACTCCAGCTAAATTCTCAGCATTGTAGTCTTGTAAAAACTTCAAAGAACGACCTGTAAACGGTTGTTCCGAAGATGGATCTATGATTTGGTTTGTGTTTATGTTTTTCATATTAAAATGTTTGTATATCGTATTGCATTCCTACTAAATTATACACATCAGCAAATGAACGAATGATTAATTCGGCATCTGCGCCAAGTGCTGTATAATCAGCTATAGGAAAAAATATTGTAAAGTCGTAAATATCTGTATTGTAAGTAGGAACATCAGGCATAAAATCGGCTTGATAAATACTATTTGATGGCATATAAGATGAACTCTCGCTGCTATCTCCCATTGCAAATACATTTGTTGGTGTAACAAAATTATTCACAATGTAAATTCCAGTTGTTCTAAAAAATCTATTTAAAGCATATTCAAATAATAATTTTTGTGAATTGTATTTTACACGTTCATCAACTCCAATAAAATTACTGTTAATCTTTGTCCAATATGTTGTATTACTTGGCAATATACCGACAAAAGAAGCTCCATCGATATATGAGGCCATGTAAACGCACTTATCTGTCCATATAACCATATCACTAAGATAATACGTTGTACCGATATTAAAATCAGGATAAGAGGAACCTGTTTTGTAATCTACAAATAAAAATTGCCACGCTTGTTGTAAAGGAGTCGCTAAAGATTTTACCCACGCCAAATACTTCGGTAGCCTTTTAATTGGCGCTACCAAATTAGGAATGATTATATCAATATCGAAATCGAATAACATTTTATTGTGCGGTAAAAGTTAATGTGTCTGTGAACGCAGCTCCACTTATTGTTTCTTCTTCAATATAACCAGCGTAAAGCGAATATACAGGAATTAAAGTTGTTTGATTTTGAACTAAATACGTTTTATCAATAAACGCTGTAGCATCTGCTCGGATAGCGACATCTTCTAATAACACATCTGTAACTCCTGTAACAGATTGAATCGCATCAACAATAGACGACAATTTAAAATCGCCATTGAATGCTAAATTTGCTAAATATTTGTTTATTGCAGCGATTACATTATCGGATATTACTGCTGAATATTGGCCGTTATAAAAAACATTTGCTTTGAAATATAATTTATCGGAAGCTCTACTTGAGGCAACGTAATTAACGCCGGCAGGGTTAATATCATCCAAGTATCCACTAAAAGATGATAACTCTGGCCCTGATAATTGAACTGGAGGATCTGATTTTGCAACATTTACTAATACTACACGTTGTCCAGTTCTTTTAACCGAGCAACGAGTTATAATTCTTTTAGCCGGATCGACTACAGGATAATTAATAGCAAAATTTGAGTCAACAGCAACCACTTGAGGAACCGTAGCATCGTACTGAAACTCTAAGCATTTTGCTTGAAGCCAAACAGCGGATCCAACAGCTGCTTTTTTAACCGTTGTATCCATATCCGATTTGAACACGTCCATTAATTGCTCAAGGAAATTGATTGCTCTAGCAATAATATCAATAAAATTGTTATTGTATTGTACTTGGCTAGGGTTAGTAACTAATTGAGAGATTATAGGAATACCGCTAATTGTAGCGATTATTTGCGCTTTTATAACAGCTTTTGTTCTTGCCATATTGCGAAATTATACACAAAATATTTAATAAGCATTGTTTTTATGCTAACTAATCCAACTGAGCCGTAATTTCAGTAGTATGTGGCGGTTCGTTTTCAGTTCCATCGATAGGTAACGGCATATCGTTATCAACAAGAGTACAAAAGTAAGATTGAATGTAATGATAAATATTTGTATGATCGTAGTCTTGCTCCTCTGATTGTCTATCAAATACCGAAGTGTTAGACGCTTGAAATAATTGTAAGGCTTTATAAACTGATTGCTTAAAATCAAATACATCTAAATTTACATCCATTGTTCCATCTTGCGAATCGTATTGCTCATGTAGAATGTGAATTTTAACTTCCAATCTTTCGTAAACCTGCACGTTGTTACCTACTCCATCAACGGCTGTAGGTAATACGAACTCAACCATAACAGCAGGTAATCTAAAGGAATAATTTTTACCTTCTTCTAAATCGGAAAGCTGATTATTCCACATAGCTATAAACTTAATAGCTGGAACTTTAGCCTGTAATTGAGCTTTAATTGCTAGGTATAATTGTTTCATCGACTCTTAAATATTTGTTCTGCTTTTTTAATTAATCTCATTCTTAATGTTGGTCCAATTCCCATAAATTGACGCTTCGGCATTCTTAATCGTTTAGTATGCGCTTTTACTTGATACTTTGCTCCTAATTTCGATAATGCGCTATGCTGTTTTACTCTTACCGTTCCGTTAAACCCTTCATTGTGTATCTTAGCGTAAGGAACCCATGTACCCCAAACTAATTTACCATTACTTGATGAGCGTCCAGATGTACGAACCGAGTTTATTAATTTTCTGGTTCGTCCAATTAAGATAGGCTTTGTGTTTTTACTATTCTTTCGCTTCGCCCATCGTTTACCTTCCCAACCTTGATTTCTAAAACTCTCAGTAAATACTTTCTGTCCCTCATTAAGAAGCGCAGGAGGTAGTTGCCTCATCTTAGCTTCCATTCTAGCACGTAGTTTTTCTATGACTGCCTTAGCATTAGATTTCAAACTGAGTCCAATCCATTAAATAAAAACGTTCAATTCTCACATATACTTCAATCGGCAATTTGTCCTCTAAAGTTTTGAACTTCTCAAAATCTAAAAAGAAACCTTTTAAAACCTCAACCAATAAAATACCGCCATTGATTAACATTGCAGGATAAATGCCATCAAGCATTAGGTTTGCCGTTACTTTATTTACGCCATTAAACGAATGAGATAAATCCATCTCAGCTTGCATTTGTTTAATTGCCTCCTCTTTAGTTAAAATAGGTTTTACTTCTTGCGCCTCAGCTACAAGTTTTTTAATGATACCTTCGCTCTTTACTTGGGAAGGTGTTTTATGTTTCGTTTTAGTCATGTTCAAATATACAAATTAATCTTTACTCGGTATAGGAAGATTAAAATTTTTCTTTGCTAATTCTTTATATTGTTTTGGTACACTGAAATATGGATGGTCCTTCTTAAATATTACCTTATTAATAGCAGGGTTCATGTTGAATTGTGGTTGCTTATGCTCCTCAACATACACGCTGGCAGATTTTACCTTGTTACCATGAGTACTCGGTTCCTCATCGTATTTATCAATCTTCTCAATAAAACAACGACAATTAAAATGATTTGGCGGTGTATTTGTTCTCCAAAAAGGATTTTCAATCGGTAGCACAATACCATTTAATCGTTTGCATATCTCAGAAGTGTGCTGATCCATTACAGCTGTATATTTTAAACGAGTAAACAAGCCATTGCTATCAAGCGCCTCAACATAAGACTTAGCATTAGTTCCGCTAGTTAATGCAGTTACATATTCACTCTCGAGATATGCCTCATTATACGTTTTATACACACTCAATGCCTCCTCTTTAAATACTTTGTAGTCGAGATTTGATTTGTATAGTAACGAGCTAATGTGCTGCACTTGTTGAAACGTTTTGGCTCCCGAAAACATATAAATATTATCTTCAAAATGCTTTAATAGTGCGGTATCAGGGCTATCATAAAAACCTTCATTCACCCCATCAAGAAGAACGTTAGCAGTAGCTAGATATAATCCCTTCGGTAAGTGATGAGCATTAATTACCCTATTAAATATTCCATCAATAAGCTGTTGTACTTGCTCATTTGAATATTTAATCTTAGGCATCTTTGTATAAGTTTTTTAATTTTGTTGCAACGTTAGTAGGCGGCTCAACAGCTTCCTTACTTAGTTTTAAGCCTGTCATCTCAGCTAATTGAGTTTCATCAACTGTATATCCTGCGTTTTTTAGCGACAATACATAAGCTGCTATCTTTGTGTTCTGGTCTGTTTGACGTTCTTTAATCTCCTCTTTCTCTTTGTCATTCTTGAACTTGAACACAGATCCAGTTGGAATAGGTAAGCCTAAATTAATAGCCTTTTGTAAAAATTCATTAACGTAATGTTCAAGGAAACGAGTATCGATGTTTTCAATATCTTCTAATGATTGGTAAACCGCACTTTCTTTGCCTTGGTTAG